GGAACTGAGCCAACAGTTGCAGCAGGCGAAGGACGACAATGAGATACGCGCGATCGAGGGCGCGCTTGCAGCTCTTGAAGAAAAGGTCGAGTTCCTGCAACCTGCGGGGCCGTTCTGTCGCATACGGCTGCCGCAGCAGGTACTTGCAGACCCTAACCACAATGACCCCAATCTGTCGGATGCAGCATGGATAATGATCGAGGACATGCTGCCGACTGACTACCTGAATGCCGTGTATGGTGTCCGCGCACCGAGCGACACGACGCCTGAGAACGCCGACAAGGTGCCAGATGACACCGATGAGATCATCAGCATCTTCGAGCCGACGCATGTGCTCAACGCAGGTGGCAGCGAGAACCTCGATCAAGACAACGAGGACATGTCGCTGTTCACGACCGACAAGAACACGTACAGCGCGTATGGCTACCAGGATCAGGCGACGTTCGACAAGGCCAAGCGCACCAAGGTTTGGTATGTGTGGGATCGCGTCACACGGCGCCTGGAGATGTATGCTGACAACGACTGGACATGGCCCATCTGGGTATGGGACGACCCGTATCAGTTGCAGGGCTTCTTCCCGCTCACGCGCATGTGGTTCCACGACAACCCGGTGGCTGTCTACGCGAAGGGCGAGGTCAGCTACTACCTCGACCAGCAGGACCAGATCAACGAGATCAACGACGAGAAGCGGCGCGCGTTGCTGTGGGCACGACGCAACATCTTCTTCAATCCCGATAGCGGCGTCACGCAGGAGATCGCAGACAGCATCCTGAATGGACCGGTGGCGACCGCTGTGCCTGTGCGTGTGCCAGAGGGCATGGACCCGCAGAAGATCGTGTTCTCGATACCGCCTCCCAGCACGCAGTTCGCGCAGCTGTTCGACAAGAAGGACCTCTACGACAGCGTTGATCGCGTCGCGGCAACCAACGAGATCGAGCGCGGCGGTCAGTTCAAGACCAACACCACCAACCGTGCGATCGACTACTACAGCACGCTAGGCAACATGCGAATGGACATGCGCCTCGACAACATCGAGGATGCACTGGGGAATGTCGGCTGGCAGCTTGCGCAACTGTGTCTGCGGTTCATGCCATCGGACGTTGTGCAGCAGTTGACTGGCCTCGACGTGACGGCGTTCTGGCGGCCACTCGACAACCTGCGTGATTTCGCCAAGTTGAGCGTCACCTGTGTTGGCGGCAGCACACAGAAGCTCACATCGCAGGCACGCAAGCAGGAGGCTGTGCAGGTTGGGCAGGTGCTGTCGCAGTTCGTCAAGGCAGCGCCGAAGACAGTGATGAAGGCGAGCCTCAGCATGTTCAGCAAGGCGTTCGATGACTTCATGATCCAGAAGGAAGACTGGGATCAGATTGATCAAGAAGTTACACAGACATTGGTTGCAGGACAAGGCGGTGCGCCGGGCGTTGGCACGTCGGGTGGCGGACAGCCCGCGCCGCAGGCGCCTGGAGGTGCCGCACCGAGTGCTCCTGGCGGTGGCGCAGGACCAACTGGACCCATGGGCAACATCGGTCAACTCGGTGGCATGGCTGCACAGTTCATGCAATCGCTACCGCCGCAGATGTTGAAGGCAATCGGCATCGCGTTGCAGCAAGGCGTGCCACCGATGCAGATATTCCAGCAGATATTGCAGACGGCGGCGGGAACAGGTGGTGGCCCGCCCATGCAACCTCCACCACCGACACCGATACGACCGCAGCCTACAGCAGCGTAATAAGGAACAGCAATGAGCGAAACAAGCACCGAGCGCGGTATACTCGACAGCATTCCCGACTTCGCAGGAGGCGACGATGCAGGTGGTGCTGACGGCGGTGGAGATCGCGGGGGCAGTGGTAGTAGCGATAGCTCTGGCGCTGGCGGTGGACGTTCTAGCGCGGCTCCATCAACATCTGTCACGTCAGCGCAACCGACCGACGCGCAACCCGTATCTCCCCAACAGCAACAGGGCGCCGTCCAACGACGACACGACGGACTTGTAGAGGTTCCCAACGCCGAGAACCCGAACGTCCGTGACCTCGTTGATCCGGTGACTGGGCGCACCGTCGCAGCCGGTGGCATCGAGCGTCGTGTGTTCGAGGAAGGCCAACGACACCAGCGCGAGAACAACCAACTGCGTGCGCAGTTGCAGCAGTTGCAGCAGCACGTGAATAGCGGCAATCAGTTGCTGCAAGAGGCGCAGCGGTTCAACATCACACCGGAGCAGCATCAGGTTGCAATCCGCGTGATGAGTGACTTCATGCGTGATCCAGTGAAGACGCTGGAGTATCTCGTTGAGGAAGTGAAGTCGAAGGGCTACCAGATACCGTTCCTCACGCAAGGCGTGACACAAGGCATGGACATGAACGCGATCGCGCGCATGATCGATGCCAAGATGCTGCCGATAACAGAGCAGCATCAGCGGTCGCAAATTCATGCTCGTGCCCAGGCCCAAGCCAACGAGACGCTCAATGAGTTCATAAATACGAACCCTGCGGCGCAACAGAACCTTGACGTGCTAGCCGAAATGTTGCAGGCTCAGCCCAGCCTGACCCTGGATCGTGCCTATACGATGATGATCCAGTGGGCAGTCGGCAACGGCCTTGATTTTACAAGAAATCTCAAGCAGCAGCTTACCCAGCAGCCTGCCCAGCAGCCTACTCAGCAGCCGTCCCAGCAAACCCGTCCCCTCCCAGGCAGCCGCGCGTTCAACAGTGGCGCAGTGCCGACAGCGGACGTTAACGGTCAATTCAGCGAGCACACCGGATGGGGCGACATCATTCGCGATGCCATGCGGAGTAGTGGGTATCAAATCCAGTAGGAGGGCACAATGCCTGTTGGGACGATAGTTCCGAGTGTAGCCACCGTGCTGCACTCCACGCTAACCAAGAGCCGACGCAAGCTGGTGCTTGCGAGCATCAAGTCGAACGCCCTCATGGCGTGGGTGTTCGCCAATGATCGCGTCGAGTATGAGGATGGTGGCTACAACATCACCAACCCGCTGACGATTGGCCGCAACCCGAACATCACGTCGTACAGCTACTACAGCCCACTGCCTGTCAACCAGACGAACGAGTTCGACACGGTGGAGTATGGCTACTCACGTGTGGCTGGCACTGTCATCATCAGCGACCAGGAGCAGGACGAGAACCAGGGCGCGAGCCAAATCTTCAAGCTGATGAAGGAGAAGATGAATGTCCTTGAGGAAAGCATCAAGGACAAGTTCTCGCAGTATCTCTATGCTGTGGGCGGTGGCACTGATCCACTGGGTCTCGGGTCGGTCATTCCAACCAACCCGACCTCTGGTGTGCTCGGCGGTATCGATCGCGGGCAGCAGACGCAGTGGCGCACGTCGGCGTATGCGTTCGCTGGTGCACTAGACAGCACGAACATCGAGGAAGCGTTCGATGACGTGCTGATGGACCTCACGCTGAAAGGCGAACGGCCCGACGTGATCCTCACGGGACGCAACATCTACCGCAGCTACCGGCAGGCAGTGCGCGACAAGATGACGATCCCGCTGTCGGAGGGCAAAGCTGGCAAGCGCATGTTCGACCTCGGGTTCGAGGGCGTGCTGCACAACGGCATCCCGCTGATGTATGACGAGGATTGCCCCGTCAACTACGCCTACTTCATCAACGACACGTACCTGCGCCTGCACATGCTGCGGGGCGTGAACATGAAGGTGAAGGAGCTGGTGGCACCGTGGAACGTGGACGCGGTCGGTAGCCGCGTCGTCTGGGAGGGCCAATGGTGCCTGTGGCGTGCCTACCGCACGCATGGCGTGGTGACAAACTGATGTCACAAGCACAGCGCAACATCAAGCCGATGTATCAGGCAGAATACATCGAGGGGAAGTTCTGGCGCACGGTCATCGACATCGTCGAGGACGTGAAGATCATCACCAGCAACACTGGTGAGAAGAAGATCGTGACGCGCAAGCTGGTGCCGCGCAAAGAGGAATACGGCGCTGGCTACATGCTCTACTTCCCACAAGGCCACTCCATGTTCATCCCGGAGGATGACAAGGAGCAACTCACGCGCCTGGGTGTGCTCGACGCCGATCCTGCGCTTGTTGACATGGAGACAGGCGAGCAGGTGCCAGCAGACTTCTCGCTGACACCGAAGGAGATCGTCGCGCGCAAGACGCAGAACCGTCCGCGTCCACCCGGCGCGGCCTCAACGTTGGAGGGCTAAACCATGCCGAATGTGATGCCGATTGGCGTAACGACCTTCCGCCAGACGAACAACTACTGCCCCGCGTGCATGTATGCAGCAGACGTGAACTACAACGGCGAGACACGCTGCAACTTCGGTGCACCGGCGGTAGCAGTTGCGACGCTGGTGGCGAATGCAGTCAGCATGGCCGCCGTTGCCGTGACTGACCTCAGTGGCGTGGCGCAGTTTCCTGAGCCGTGGGGGCGCAACGTCACGATTGTGGCGTCGGGCGCGTATGCAGGTGTGGTGACGCTACGCGGCTACGACTACCTCGGGCAGCCGATACGCGAAGACCTCACGTGCAACGGCGCGACACCTGTGCTCGGCAAGAAGGCGTTCAAGTCGTTCATCTCGATGACCAGCCCCACCACAGGTGCGGTGACCGTCAACATCGGCAACGGTGCGCAGCTTGGCTTGCCCTACAAGACGCTGCGTGCGCAGTTCGAGACAGCGAACGGTGTGGCTGAGGCGGCTGGCACACTCA